TAGCTCGGATGAAACTGCGCTAAAAAAGACACGCGACGCCCTTTTGGCGGAGATGATGAGCGGTGAATACCAGGCGCGTGTTCATTCTGAAATTGAACGAGAGGCCAGGCTTGCAACATCGCTTGGCACAGTGCTGCGCGACTATGTCAAAGAGCGGGAGGCGGATTGTACGCGTGGCGATATCCAGCAAAGCCATCTGGATCAAATTTGCGTGCAGCTTCGTCATCTGCGGTCACTGCATGAAGTCGATGTAGCCGATCTCACCGATAATCATTTCCAAGACATTATTGACGCCTTGAAGGGCAGAAGCGGGCCGGCAACGCCCCGCACGCGGCAAGCGTATGCCGTGGAGTTCAAACGCCTGCAAAAATGGCTGCGGCGTAAGGGCCACACGCAAACCGAATTCGGGCCGTTGAAAACCGGCCAGAGACGCAAAAAGGTTTTATGGGTGCCAGAGCCAGAAGAAGTTCAGCGGGTCATACAGGCCGCTCAAGGGCAGTGGCGCACCATGATCGCTCTTATGGCCACAACAGGGCTCAGAGCGGGCGAGGTGCGCGCCCTGCGATGGGATGCGGTGGATCAGAAGCGCCGGCGCATCACGGTGCAAGAGGCGGTCAAAAAATCAGCGCGCGGGCGGCGTGAAGAAGTCGGGGAACCAAAGCGTGATGCGAGTGTGCGTACGATACAAATTTCTGACGCCTTGCTTAAGCAGATGAAACAACTGCCCAAGCGCAATGGGTTGGTGTTCAGCCGCGAAAGCGGTGATTTGATCTCGGCAGATTATTTCACTGACCAGATGCAGAAGGCTGTAAAGGCGTCAGGCGTGGACTGGCGCGGTACGCCGGCACACAGCTTCCGCCACTTTGCCTGCTCACTTTTTATGCAGGAGTTCAGCAACCCCAAAAAGGTGCAACAGCTGATGGGTCACGCCAGCATCACCGTGACCATGGATATTTATACGCATCTGTTCAAAGAGGATGAGGACGCCCGCGACGGCAACCGCATCGCTGGGCGGCTGGGGCTTTAGCAGAACCGGCGGCGGAATGGCCCCGCCCCGTAGGACGCGAGTCGGTATCTTCGGGCTCGCATCCGCCGCCAGTTCATCTAAGTTTTTTCAGTGGGTGTTTGCTGCACACAAGCGGCCACCTGATCAGTCGGGCCGCTGTTGATGGCTGTCATCATATCTACGCAAGACTTCATGGTTTGGTGCGGAATACGCTGTTTAATAAAAAGATAAGCATCAACGCCATTCGGCAAAACCATCAAGTGACCGATTATGATGAAGATGTTGACCATCTAAATAGTGTAGCAGATTTCGCTGGCTTTTCCTACCGGCACGGAGGGTCACTTAGCTTCAACGGTCCCAAGTGTTTCACTTCTTCTTCTGAGAGTTCCCTTATTCGACACGGCGCGCCTACTTCATAAAGATAATCAGCATAGGCCCGCGAGATTTGATTGGAACTACAAAATCTACGAATAGGGTCGCCACTGTAAGGGTTATACTCATAGAACTGGTAATAAATCACTCCTCTGGCCCTTTTCATCACCCGCCCGTCACTCTCGCGTGACAGACCGCATAACCCGCAATATCAAGCAACGTGTCGAAATCGTCTTGCGCGCTTGGGTTTTGCAGCCGCGCTATCTTCATCAAAATCATCATTGGCGCGATGTCTTCCGGGGTGATGACGATCTGGCGCCCCCCATTGTGCATGTAAGCGGTCCACAGCGAGGCAATGCGTTTAAAGTTACGCTCTGCCTCGCCATACTCATTACCGCGCGCCTCGACTGTTGCACTCAATTCGAGTGCGATTTGTTCGCCGCGATCCATTTTTTTACATCCTCAAGAAGATACCGCACACGCGGTCGCGGGCCGTCACCGATCTTTATGTAAGGCGGCCCCTCGCCTCTGGCGCGCATGTTAGCCAAGCCGTTCTTAGACAGCTTCAAGAGCTTAGTTAGCTCGTCAGGTGTGATCGTTTCCATTAGAACGGCGTCTCCACGTTGTCGGCAGCCGGCACCGCTGCGGGTTCAACAGCTTCAAAAGGAATTTCATCAGCAACAGCCGGGCCGGCCGCCTCATCGAATTCGGACGGGCGTTCAATCCATTTTTGTTTTGTGATGTTAAGTGACGAATAGCCGCCAGTGCCGTTTTTGCTTGCGGCCCATGTGAAGCCGTCAATCTCGACCTTCAACGCCTTGTTTTCGTCGTAATTGGTTTCTGTTTTCCATGCGTTGTGCAGCTGTTGTGTGAAATAGAACCAAGTGTTGTTGCGGCCCTCTTGGTTCACTGACGGCTTTGACATTTGGAAGACCGGGCCGGTTTGATCTAAAAAATCAAAACCGCTCAGTAGCCAATGCAGCGACACAGCTTTGTCGTAGACCTTGCCAGGGCTTTGGATTGGCGCCAGGCGCTTATTGATGAGGTCATTGAGTGGGCGCGTTTGCAAATCAAACTTGATGGACGGATCAAAGCTGATCCAGCCCCAGCCCATGCGGCTTACATCCAAAACGTATTGATGCTTGCCTTCAATGACGTAAACGGTGTCGTCTTCATCGCCGTCCGCGCGATACACCACTTTCAATTCGGGCGCCTTACCAGCGGCAAATTGGATGCGCGGCAAATAGCGTCGTCCACCGCCGCCGCCGTTCAAAAAGTCGCTTAGATCGTCCATATTTTACTCCTTGATCCCAAAAAGTTGCTTTACTTGATCTTTAAAGTGCAGATCGCTGAACAGGTATGCGTGTGAGAAATCTGGCGGTGGCAACAGCGCCAAGAGTTCTTCCTTGTCGTGACTGATAGCTAGAAACTGCTCCAAGGCGTGGACGGTGCGCTGCACGTCGCGCCATACTTCCTCGCTGCGTTCTACGCGCAGGAAGGCGCTCCCGCTGGGCCAGCCATAAAAGGCGCGAAACTCTCTGTTGCCGAGGGCGCGTATGTAGACCTCAAATTGAAGGCGATTGTTGTATGGTACGATCCAACCGCCCGTTGCTTTATCCTTCAGCAACGCGGACCCGCGCGTTTTGGCGTCGCCGGTCAGCTGCACAGACGCGCCGTCCCAATCAAAATCAGTGAAACCGCCAATGGCCGCAGCTGCGCCCTCTATCTGCGTTTCGACGTACTTTTCATTTTTCCCAAAGCGATTTGGCGGTTGCCAAGTCGGCACAGGATATTCCGAAAACTTTGGCAGCATTTGCTTGGCTATTTTTTCGACGTTTTTGCGCTCTTTGACCCATTTCTCTGCCTCTGGGTTGCCGTTTAATTCGGCGAGGTCAAACTCAGCTAAAGCCGCTGCAATCAGTTCATCTTCAGAGCCTTCACGTTCGTTCGGCGCAAGGGCGAGATAGCCTCGGATTATGGCCTCAACAGCATTGCCGCGCGCCATTGCTGCGCCGGTGCGATCTCGCAGTTTGTAAAGGGACTTGGCGCACCAAGTGGGAAAACACGTCTTGGCCAACCCAATGTTTGATGGCGACCAAGTGCGGATGCCGTGCGCGTCTAAGGCTTTTTTCCGCTCGGCCTCTGTTGCCTTACCCCGCAATTTTCTGGCCCTGCGCGTCGATGGCCGTCATTTCAGCCTGATTGCGCTCAGCTTGTTCGATGGCGGACAGAGGAATGGGGCCGTCGTAACGGCACTCAAGCCAATGGCGTACCAGCGGCGGCAAGGCGTTGAGACGCCCGTAGTGGCTGTAATCAGTCATTCGTAAACTCCAAACGCTGCGCCTATCAAAACAAACAGGACGGGAAAGCCGACGAAAATAATCACTACGCCGACTAAATCTCCGAGAAAACGTAACATTTCGGCACCTATCACAAAAAAAAGGGGGCGCTCAGCGCCACCCCTGTATGTCAACGTGGGCTGCGTAGTAACGCGTCGCCGTTCTGGCGATTTCGATAAACGCATTCAGAGCAGCCTCAGGATTGTTGTGTGTCTCTGCCAAGTCTAAAGCGTCAGCCAAACGCTCAACGACAAAACTTCTCATTTCGAAGTTTGTAGCAGTAGAAACATCGCTAAGAATTTTCACCTGGCCGGGCGTTGAATACCGAGTGACAACTGTCAGGGTATTCAAATCACAATCGCGGACATAAATTCTCGCGATAAAATTCTTGCGACGTTCGCAGTA